TCAGGACGTGATTCTGGTTCCTGAAATCATAAGGAATCAAACGGCCTTGACTCATATAGAAAAACTCGATGCGAAGTTCCTTCACGGATTTAAGAGCACCAGAATGGAATTCGTGGGTCAACTTGTCGTCAGAACCATTCACGTTCACAAAGTCGGTTCCGTCCAGGAGGATGTGGCCGGTGTAATACGGTTCTGACACGTACACAGACTGATTCATCTTTTCGGATCCAGAAGAGAGACGCAGCACCAGGGAATTAGGACCTGTAAAACTGGCCGCACCGAATTGATTACCGGGCATTGTAATGTCTATGGGTGGCAGTCCCAGTATGTCGTGTATGTTTGTATTTGCCGATTGTCCGCCACCGTTTCCAGATGCAAATAAAAAAGTGATTTCCCCACCGACGGGAGTTCCCATACCAAAACTATTCTTTGACGCGATGTAAGAGATATTGAAATTTGAATTGAATATTGCCGCTAGCTCCGTACCTGTGTAATTTCCAGGGGGAAATGTTACTCCGTATGTATTTCCACCCTGTGAATAACTGAAGCTTTGATTCGACTCATTTATCAATAGTTGCGGACACGGTACGCGTCCACTGACTAATTTGATCTGAGACACGTCGTAGATTGCATGGTCCAGAGTCACGGTGTAGTCGTTCGGGTTCGGGTAAAGTGTGGGATCACGTTGACTACTGTCAATCGCGAAGTTATGAACCTTCATTAAAATAGGGGAACAATATTTTAATGAATGTTTTCGTGTACACGTAAATACATTTACTCGTAGAATCGGTGCGCGAGCGGGTTGTTCGCCAGCTGCTTCTTGGCGATCTCCAGGTTCTGACCCTTGGCGTGGGGGTTGCCCTGGCCCTTGTACGCGTTGAAATTGTGGTAGGGTTTCTGCTGGTAATTCTGCATCCACCCACCGTTCGGGGTCGCGAATCGTCCGTCGATGCGGCTCGTGTCGCTTCGAACGGCCGTCACGGTACCGCCCTGCTTGAGCGCCGACTCGCGAACGTTCATGCGACCGGGGTTACCCATGCGGTTCGGCATCCCGCGCTTGTCTTCGGGCCTAAAGCCGTACTTCATGAGTTGCTCGTTGGTCTTTCCGTTCATCTGCACGGCGGCTGTGTTGGTGTAGCCGCCCACGAAGTTCGAAATACCCGGCGCCGGCTGGTTGTTATACATGAGATGCGCGCCGTTGTTATCGCTCTTGAACCGCGTGGGATCCTGCGCGGAGGTGAGGCTGGAGATGACACGCTTCGCGGGGGCGAACTCGAGGCCGTCGCTTCTGTACCCTGTCTGCGCGCGGTTCGTGGTTCGCTTGGTCCGTTCGTGCTCGTTGCGAGGGACGACGCCGGTCATACCCTGCGCGCGGCCGGGCACGGTGGGAAGGCGCGAGGGAAGATGCGCGGTGGTCGCCGGTTTGTTATGCGTGAGCTGACCGACGACCGCCGACCTACCACCGGACTGGTCGGCGGCGGGACCGGTTCGTCCTGGAAGCGTGGTGAGCTTATATTCACCGACGTTGATCGGGTTCACTCGGAGCATCTGCTGAAATCCACCGGCAGCCGGTGTATTCGGACCGACGCCCAGACCTGGACCCACGAGTTCTTTCTCGATCGGGCTCAGGTTATTCATCCGGCCGTGATCGTACATACGGTTTCGCATGTCGGCCATCTCTTGACCGCTTGACCGCGTTTGGTTGGCGATGTCACCGAAATTGGCCATCTCCTGCTTATGTCGGATTTCCACGGGGGGTTCGAAGTTATCCTCCTCGACAACGACGGGTTTCTTCATGAATACAGGTTCGGTAGTAACTTCAGGTGGTTTTGAATTCGTGCTCAAGTTACGACCCGCGTATACGAGGCCGGCCACTGCCATTAACGAGATGGGATCGGCCATTCTTACTTTGTGTTAACATTTTTATTGAGGTATCTCTGCTGAAAAAGACCGTTCTGGAGATCGGCGCGGGTGCTGGCCGGCTCGTACGACATCGATCGGATGGGCAGCTTACACTCCACGTTGTTCAGGGGGAAGTAGTTACGATCGTACGTCTCGACGAGGTGCTTGTTGAAGCGGGACGTGCTCTGAGGACGGAGTCGATCGCTCACGTCGATGTGCTGAGCGGGGGCGCCCTTACCAGCCTTGTACGGCGCGGTGCCGTAGAGCATGGTGTTTGGCCTGCACCCGCCGCAGTTGAGCCCACTGGGCTGAGGGTAGACAAAAACCTCGTCCGTCGCGTTCACGGGGGGTAGAGCACCGCTGTTTTGGACGATGGAAAGACCGGGTTGGAGTTGATACGCCATTGTTACTATTACATGAGATATTTATCTATCTTCGGTCACCTTCCATACCGAGCCCGGAAAACGCCTCAAGCTGGGTGCCCCTGGCGTTCGGGCTGCAGAACTTGGAATTGCTCTTGCACATCGGAGCGTTCTTCGGGCCGTACAACCACTCCGCGAACTCTGTTTGTCCTCCTGGGATTTTCGACACGGGCATGGTCACGAACTGACGATCCATCGCGTTTCGCAGGTACTGGGGCATCGAGGTCCTGGAGCGACCGCTGTCGTAAGGGATGCGATCGCTGCTGTACCTCTGCACGTAAGGCTTCACGGAAGGGTAGTAACACGCCTCGAGTCGGTTGGGTGCACCGCCGTAGTCGGTCATGAGTACGTTCGCCATGGGGTTATCGACTGTGGGTTTCTGGCACATGGACTCTCCCATCGGCGAGGCGGCGTAGGTCTCCTTCACCATCTTGGATTTGTAAAGGACGTACATCACACCCAGTATCGTGAGACCCAGAACAAATACTCGGGGGTCGCGGCGGATGACGTACAGGAGCGCGGAGGTGTAGACGATAAATCTCGAGGCGGCGTTGATTCTCTCCTCTGGGGTCTGTTTGCTATTCGGCCAAAACTGTAAAAACTGCTTTTCGTCAACGAGCTGGCGTGGGTCGTCGAACCAAACCTTCATTTAGTATATAGCCAGGTTATTTTCCGAGGCCGCCGAGCATACTACCCATCATCTTCATGAGGGCTTCCTCGTTGAGCTCGCCGCCTTCATCCTGTAACTTCGAAGCGACACCTTGTGCGAGCGCCTCGATCTGCGCCATCTGGTCTGGGGGAAGCGACGTGATCGTGGTGCCGAGCATGTACAGAGTCTGTAGGTATTGCCACGTGACCTCTCGCGTGTTCGCAGACATCTTCATCCAGTAAGTCGCGAGGTCTAGATCCTTGAGGAAATCGATCTTGCCACACTCCTCGAGGAGAAACTTATCGTCCTTGGCGGAGATCTGACTGGCGTAAGGGGAGACGCCGCTCATGAACCCGTCGACGACCATGCGGGGGTTGGTACTCTTCAAAACGTCGAACGACGTGAGCATCTTCTTAATGCCCTTCTCTTCTGGAAACGTCTTGTGAAGTTCCACAAGAAACTGACTCATCATGTCGTTGAACGCGGTGACGGACGCCATTTCTTATCATACAATGCTACTCTTTAAGTTTTAAAAAGGTTCAGTGGAAATAGACTCCCGCTTACCGATTCCTCCTGACACTATAAAGAACACGAGGATGGCGTTCAGCGTCGCTGGCTTGGTGTACTTGTTCATCTCAAGCTTACCCTCGTTATTGAGGTACGCCTTCATGTGTATGTATCCAGCCGTGATACCGGCTGCGATCAGGGCGGCGGAGACCGGGTCCCGTAAATAATTGGAGAGATCACCTTCCATATTTAATTATACCGGGGATATTTTTTCGGCCTGTCTGGGGCGTCGCCGAATAAGACCCCGTCGTCCTGTGCGGGGGGCGGCGCTGCGGCTGGCGGCTGGGGTTGGTATTCTTCCGGTCGCGGGTCATCGAGTGCGGGGGCCCTCACACCGGGAACTGTCTTGAACTCGTTTTCGAGTCCGGTCAGCTGGGGCTCCGGAAGGCACGGGTCCTCCTGTGCAGCATCACCCTCGGCGGCAGCCTCACCCTCGGCATCGGCCTCGCCCTCCGGCTTCTCCTCTTCGACAGCCTCGTTTTCCTCCGGTAATTCTCCGTCTCCCATGTCCATTATCTCAGGATCTTCACTGTCTTCCACCTCTCCATCGAGAGAAATATCGCGCGTCTCCTGGGACATGTATGTCTGGAGAATCTGCTGCACCGGGATGAGCTCCTTGACCGTGCTCTCGATGACGACGCTGAAACGAGCTGTGAGGGTATCGTCGCGAACGTACTCAGACATCTCTTCGTTGAAGATGTACGGATCCTTATAGAGATCGCGCGCGGCGTTGTTGTAGCAGGTCTGGATGAACACCTCTTCGGTTGGCAACTTGAGCGAGATCTTCTTGTTGTCCGCCCTGAGGCGAACCGCAGAGAGGATCTTGGTGCACGCCACAAAGACCGCCGCGAGGAGGTCGCCGAACCAAGAACAGCGGTCGGTGATGTTATCGGCGTGTCGCTTGCTCATGGCGTTGGACCAGTTCGGGACCTCCTTCAGGAGCTTCTGGAACATGATGAGAACCTGCTTTCCCTTAGAGTTCTTGATGGATTCGTTGTAGAGTTCCTGGAACGTCTCGATCATGGCGGGGCACATCACGAGGCAGAGTTGGCACATGTACTCGCGCTTCGCATCGGTGAGGATACTGAGGTTGTCAGTCATTATATACTTGGATCATATAATTAAACCTCCAACCTTACGCGTTTCCCCTGTACTTATTCGCCATCTTCTTCAGATTCATCAACGTCGGAAACTCCACCTCCTCTTCCTCTTCTCGGCGTTCCCTTTTCTTCCTCGGGGCGTACCACGTCACGTACAACTCGACCGGGGTGATCATCTGGACACTGAACCCCCCGCGCAAAAACTGTCGCGCGATGTACTTCGCAGCCTGGTTGCGGTCGAACGTCGGGTACCCCACGACGAAGCTGGGCACGGACAGAAAGATCTGTTTACAACCCAGCTCCCCAGTCTGCTTGATCTTGGAGACGAACTGATCGTATATTTTGGTATAAATCTCTTTCCTGATTTGTTTCCTTCTGTCGTCGATCTTCGACACGTCAGCGATGCTGAGCATACCTATCATTACCGTAAATTATTTTTAACTGATTCCAACCCACGTTCGATATTCTTGAGACCTCTGATCAGCGCTGGGTCGTTCTCGAGGCCCCGCAAGAAATTGTTCGTGTCGCTCCTCGCGGTGTTCACACCCGTCTCGACCTCGTCGCTCAGCTCCTGTAAATCAGACCTAGCCTTCGCCTCGGGTGGTACGGGCGCCGGTTCGGGAATGTACGGCCTGTCGAACTGCGCGCTCGGATCCCTGAATTTAGACACGGACGCGTCGAAATCGCCCCTGTTCGGGACGTGGTTCTCCTTGACGACCTTGTAGTCAAGAAATTCCTTGCCCATGGATCTATCACTCGGTTGATCCGCGGGTTGGAACCCGATGGGCTGCGACCGAATCGCCAGGAGCCTGATCGGTTTTTGTTCCTCCACGATGAACCACACCACCACGGAAAAGCCGAACGAGAACCCGTTCTTCTTGACCGTCATGAATCTGCACTCGTACACGGTCGCGGGCTCCTCTTTCTGTTTCCGGTACTTTTTCATCGAGGTCGTCTCGATGATGTAGTTCGATATGCCAGTGCGCTTGTGAATCTCCTTGTTCGTCAGTAACACGACGCTCTCCATCAGGTCGGCAGTCGCGTCGTTCTTGACCTCTTCGAAACCGATGAGGTTCGGGAACGGGTCCATCAACTGGGTCTCGCGCGGGACTGTGTACCCTGAGAAACCGTAGCTCTCGTTTTCATTCGTCAACATATAGACGACAACCAACAATAGAAACGCGACGAGGTAGTTCATATTACTAGTATGCGTTAATTTTTTTTCGAATATTACCTCGTGACATAATAGATGTCCCTCCTTATTTACTCCCCGAGGTGTAAATTTTCAATGGATATCATCGAATACGTCAAACAGCATCAGCAGCTCAAGCAGCTGGTGCAGTATCACAACATCAACACGCAGGGGATCCCCTCCAGTTACAAGAATAAAATCACTCGCGTCCCCACGATGCTCACACAGAACGGTAAGATCCTCGTCGGGAACGAGATCAAAAACTGGTTGGAATCCCTCCTCCCGGCGAAGGAGATCACACACTCTCTGATCGGAGGTATGGGATGTGGAATGGCTTCACTGGACGGCAAGGGTGACAACGCGCACATGTTCGCATTGGACGATTACGGCAAGGCGCTCCAGCCCCCGATGACGAAGGAGTTGGAGGAAAAGATCAGCAAGGACGTGAACAAGGGCCAACCGTACACTGATTTAAAGATGTGAGGCGAATCTATCACAGATGAAGCTCGTGACGATTCAGGCGGCGGCTTTCAAGTCAACCTTCGAGGTGTTGAAAGACATTTTGAACGATGTGAATGTCTTTTTCCGAAAGGATGGCATGTACATCGTGACACTAGACACGGCGCGCACGAGTCTCGTCGATATCTACCTCTCCGCCGATAACTTCGAGGAGTACGAGTGTGACCAAGATGAGGTCATCGCGGGAATCAATATTTCCAACACGTTCAAACTCCTCAAAACCATAACGAACAACGACGTCCTCCGGATCGAGATCAACTGTAAGGAGTACATGAACATCGAGATCTCCAGTGAGATCAAGAAGACCAACACGAAGTTCCAGCTCAAGCTCCTCGACATAAACGAAAGTCGCATCGAGGTCCCCGACATAGACATGACGACGATCACGACACTTCCCTCCGTCGACTTTCAGCGGCTGTGCAGGGACATGTCTAACATCGGAAATTACATCGAGATCGTCCGATCCGGAAAGGGGATCAAGTTCAAGTGTGAGGGAGATTTCGCCAACCAGGAAACATTCATCGAGTGCGTGGAAGATTCGCCCACCATCTCGGGTCTGTATAGTTTGAAGTATCTCAACATATTCACCAAGGCGACGAGTATGTGCGCGAGTGTGCAGATCATTCAGGAAACTGGGAACAGGTTTCTCATATTAAAATATAACGTCGCGAATCTGGGCGAGCTCAAGTTCTACCTCGCGACTAAGGTATCTGAAGATCCGTAGTGAAGCCGTCGAGCGTCGACACGGCTTTTTTCATACCTAAACCGTTTAATACAATCTTCGGGAATTTATTCTTCAAGTGTTCGTTGTCGTAGTACAGAAAGTCCCTGAGGGGGACCTTCTCGCCGTGGAAATCACCCCTCGGCCCGGCGTACCTTTTCACCTTTTCAGTGATGTTCACCATCGGTTTATCTCCGTG